GATGTTCAAGCGACTGTGATTCCTACAGTCAATCATGCTATTGCAGTAACGCAACCAGCAGAACCTGAAGTGCGACAAAATGTAGAAGACGATTATGAGTACGCTAGAGACAATTTAAAAGGGCTTATCGAAAATGGTAAGACTGCTATGGAGAACATCATATTTCTAGCAAAAGAAGGTGAATCTCCAAGAGCATATGAAGTTGTTGGACAATTAATAAAGACGTTAGCAGAAACAAACAAAGATTTGTTAGCACTCGCAAAGGCAAAGAAAGACATTCAGAAAGAAAAAGAAGACACGCAAAGTCCAACACATGTGACTAATGCGTTATTTGTCGGAAGCACAGCAGAGTTGCAAAAACTAATCAGCAAAAAATGAGTGTAAAATCATATCTAGGTAATGCAAACCTAAAGGCAGCCAATGTACCTCTTAACTTTACTAAAGAGCAAGTTGAAGAGTACTTAAAATGTGCTGAAGATCCAGTTTATTTCATTGAGTCATATTGTAAAATTGTCACATTGGATCACGGGCTTCAGCCTTTCAAGTTGTACGACTGTCAAAAAAATAAAGTTAAAATTATCCACGAGAATCGTAAAGTTATTCTCATGGAAGGGCGTCAACAAGGTAAAACTACAACCTCAGCCGCATATATTCTATGGTACACATTGTTCCAAGAGAGCAAAACAGTAGCAATTCTAGCAAACAAAGCACCTGCGGCACGTGAAGTTTTGTATAGATATCAAGTCATGTTTGAAAATCTTCCATCATGGCTTCAACAAGGCGTGACAACATGGAACAAAGGTGACATTGCACTAGAAAATGGGTCAATTGTGTTCACAGCCGCAACAAGCGCATCAGGTATTCGTGGTAAGTCTGTTAACTTGTTGTACGTTGACGAAACAGCTATCATTCCAAACAATATTGCAGATCAATTCTTTGCTTCTGTCTATCCAACTATCTCTGCTGGTGAAACAACAAAGATTTTATTGTCTTCTACACCACTCGGATACAATCATTTCTGGAAATTCTGGAATGATGCCGAGAATGGGCGCAATGGATTCGTTCCTTTGTTCATTCCATACTGGGAAATTCCTGGACGTGACGAAGCATGGGCTGAAACACAGCGCAAATTGCTTGGCGAATTGAAATACAATCAAGAGATTTTGTGCAATTTCTTGGGTTCTAGTTTGACTTTGATTGCTTCAGATGCTATCGCACAATTATCACCAAGCCCAACTATCTACAAAAAAGATGGACTAGATATTTTCGAGAAAGCAGAAAAGGATCATACATACGTTATTGTTGCAGATACTGCAAAGGGCGTTGGTGAAGACTATTCTGCTTTTACAATCGTTGACGTTACGTCAATGCCTTACAAACAAGTGGGTAAATATCGTGACAATATGATTAGTCCACTTTTATATCCTTCTATCATCTACAAAGTAGGAAAAGAATACAATGAAGCGTATGTGCTTGTTGAAGTAAACACTTCTGAACAAGTTGCAGACATTTTGTATGGCGAATATGAGTATGAGAACATCATATTTGTCAATAGAACCACGCAAGGACAGGTGGTTTCTGGAGGCTTTGGTGGAGGTAAGTCTCAGCTTGGTGTTGTCACAGACAAAAAAGTCAAGCGAATTGGTTGTTCTAACTTCAAGTCTATGGTTGAAGAGAAAAAACTACTGATTCGTGATGCAGACACTATCTCTGAGATATCAACATTCATTCAAAGAAGAAATAGTTATGGTGCCGATGAGGGTTATCACGATGACTTAGTAATGCCTTTAGTATTGTTCTCTTGGCTCACTACAAATCCATATTTCAAAGAGTTAACAAACGTTAATATCAGAAAAGAATTGTATGAAGCTAGAATTAAAATGATTGAAGATGAGGTGACTCCATTTGGTTTCATAAATAATGGCGAAGAAGACGAAAAATTCGTTGATTCGTCCGGACAGGTTTGGTACAATGAAAGTCATAAAACAGATTTTTTATAAATAAATTAAAGCAAACCTAACAAAAAACACATCATTATAACAAGGAGAATTCAATGGCTATAAGTCTAATTTCACCAGGAGTTAAGATCACCGAACAAGATTTGGTATCTTCTTCTCAAGCAGTTTCTACAACAGCAGGTGCCATTGCTGGTCAGTTCCGTTGGGGACCAATCAACGATCCAACGCTAATTACATCAGAAACAGAATTGGCAATTCAATTCGGTAAACCAAATTCAACGAACGTTGTTGACTTTCTTTCTGCCGCAAACTATTTGGGCTACTCAAGCCCATTGTTTGTTGTTCGTGCCGCTAACACAGCATTGAACGCTACAGCAGAAGCAACAACAGGTTCTGGAACATCTGGTACTGGTCTATTAATTGCAAACGATGATGCATATTTAAATGCCGCATCTTTTGACAATGGACCATGGGCGGCTCGTTACGCTGGCGCTTTGGGTAACTCATTAAAAGTTTCTCTCTGTCCATCTAGTGCCGCATGGCAGTCTACACCAGCAGGTGGTGTAGCAGTTACTGCTGGTTCTACTTCAGTTACTGGTACAAATACAACATTCCAAACAGAAGTGGCAGTTGGTGACGTATTAGTTATCGGTGGTCGTTCTATCAAAGTTGCATCTATTGCAAGTAACACAGCACTAACACTTGCTGAAGCACACTTGACTGGTTCTGCAAACACAGGATTCACACGCCGTTGGGAATTTTTCAGCGAGTTTGATTCTGCACCAGGAACATCTACTGCCGCTGCCGGAGCAGGCGCATCAAATGACGAATTGCACCTTGTTGTCGTTGACCAAGATGGTGACATTACAGGCGTTGCAGGTACAGTTCTTGAGAAATATGGATACTTGTCTAAAGCATCTAATGCTAAAGGCGAATCTGGTGGTTCAACTTACTACAAGAATACTATCAATGATCGTTCTAACTACATTTGGTGGACAGATCACGATACATTAGGAACAAATTGGGGTAATGAATTCATTACTGCCGGTTCAGCAGTAACTTACACAGCAGTAACACGCCCAAGAAATTATTCTTTAGCTGGTGGTGCTGATGGTAATGCAATTACTGATGGTGATCGTTCTACAGCTTACGGCTTACTAGCTAACAAGCAAGAAGTTCCAGTTTCTATCATTGTTGCTGGTCAATCTACTGCAACTGTAATCAACAGAATTATCGGTGACGTTGCTGAAGTCAGAAAAGACGTTGTTGTAACGATTTCTCCAACACGTGCTTCAGTTGTTAACAATGCAGGATCTGAAACAAGTTCTATTAGCACATGGGCTGATACAGTTACACGTTCTACATACGCAATTGCAGACAGCGGTTGGAAGTACCAGTACGACAAATACAATGACACATATGTTTATGTTCCATTGAATGCTGACACAGCAGGTTGCATTGCACGTAACGATACTCAACGTGAGCCATGGTTGTCTCCAGCAGGATTCACAAATGGTCGTATTCAGAATCTAGTCAGACTTGCTTTCAATCCAAACCAAGCTGAAAGAGACACATTGTACAAGTATGCTATCAATCCAGTGTTCACACAAGTTGGTCGTGGCACAGTATTGTTTGGCGACAAGACATTTACATTGAAGAACACTTCAATGAATCGTGTTAACGTTCGTAAGTTGTTTATTGAATTGCAAAATACAATTGGTGCGGCTGCCGACAATGTATTGTTCGACCAGAATGATGCTACAACAAGAGCAGGTTTTGTTAACTTGATCGTTCCATACCTACGTAGTGTTCAAGCACGCCGTGGTATCACAGCATTCAGAGTTGTTTGCGATGAGCGTAACAATCCAGAAGATGTTGTAAATGCTAACGAATTCGTTTGCGATATTTTCGTACAACCAATTCGTTCTGTAAACTTCATCCAACTCAACTTTGTTTCTGTAAGAGGTAACGCTACATTCTCTGAAATTGCCGCATAAATAATACAGAATAGATAAAGGAGAATTATATGGCAATTACAACACTCTCTAATTTGACAGCGGCACTCAAAACGGGTGCCCGTTCAAATCTCTTTAGAGTAACATTACCTACAGCATCTTTGGGTGGACAAGAAGAAAACTTTAGCTATCTATGTAAAGCGGCACAACTTCCAGGCTCAACTGTGGGTCTGATTGAAGTGCCGTTCATGGCAGGTCGCCGTTACAAGATTGCTGGAGACAGAACATTTGCTGACTGGACAACTACTGTATTGAATGACCAAAATCAAAAAATCAGAGAAGCGTTAGAAGACTTGCAAAGACTTTATGCACCAACTAACTACGATAGTGGTGAAGGCAAAACACGTTCTGGTACTTCAGAAGAAGATTTTAATACAATCACAATTGAGCAACTAGACAATGCTGGACAGAATGCAACTTATGTGTACTCATTAAAGAATTGCTGGCCAAGCGATATCAGCACTATTGACTTGTCTTACGATTCAACAGACACAATTGAAGAATTTACTGTCACATGGTCATATGACTATTTTGTGTTTGGCAATAAAATAGCGAACGTAACATAAGGAAAATAAAAAATGGCGACAGAATCATTTTTCAATGTCTCTACATTCAGAGATAAACTAGCAGGTGGTGCAAAGCCAAACTTATTTCAAATGAGTTTGACAGCACCGTCAGCTATTAGCTTAGATACCCAAGCGGCTGCCGATTGGTCAATTCTATGCAAAGCTGGTGCTATTCCATCATTCACAGTTGGCGTGATTGAAGTTCCATTCAGAGGTCGTAGAATTAAAGTTCCAGGCGACAGAACATATGCAGAGTGGACAGCAACAATCGTTAACGACGGAAACCAAAACATTCGTAAATTCTTTGATAATTGGTTGAAATACATTAACAATCCTAATGGTGCAGAAGATATCAGAACAACAGGTGCTGATGATTACCGTACTGTTATTGAGATTGCACACATGAAAACTAATGGTCTAAAGAGCCGTGTTTATCAATTGGTCGATGCTTTCCCAACAGATGTTTCTGCTATTGATGTTTCTTACGACAATACAGATGCAATTCAGGAGTTTACTGTAACTTTCCAATATCACTATGTGACAGTTGGAGATACAGTTGATGCTGATACTGATGCAACTGCAAATACTGTAGCGACAGCTTCAGCATAAATTTCTAAACTGAATTAAATTTACGCAATATAAATAATTGCGTAATAGTGTCAACAATGGGGGCTATTACGCCCCCATTTCTTTTTAGAGAGACCCATATATGGCAATAAAACTTTTTGGATATACGATTGGTAAAGAAGACAAAGAAGCACAAGATTTAAAATCTTTTGTTCCTCCGTCTGA